AGTACATGCGCCAGTTCTCAAAGGTGTTCGCATCTCCCCACCTAGCAGGCTCCCTAGGGAAGAAGAGAGAATCTAGGCTACGCGCCCTGTTAAGTTACGGGCGGTTCCTAGCTATATTGAGTTCTCAAGCAACGAGCGCTTAGTTCAATCCCGGAGGATCTCCCCTACTTCAAGGGTTTCAGCCCCTTGCGGGCATCCCACTATTCCCATCGGCGGGAAGCTTGGGCACTTCGCCCAAGCTCAGAGTTACCCTGGTCTGTGTGACCTTTCCATTTCCTGCCCGGCGTCCACCTGACAGTTCCTGGTGTTGTGCTACTCGTGAGTGCGGCCGTCAGTGACACACCAGTAGTCACAAGCGGGCCCAAAGGGCTCGCCGCAATACTGGCAGATCGTCATGAACACGATTCCGCTCAGAATGTTCCTAAGCATCCTCACTGCACTCACCTCCTCGCCGTTCCACAGTCCAGCCTCTCTAGCCGAATGCTGGTGTTGCGTGCCCACGCTTACCCCGGGACTTGAGTGGTCCAACCCTAAGGCTGGAGTCATGGTCACAAGTGACCACGTGAGCCCAAGGGCCCAAGCGGACTCAGCCGCTCGCTCTGCATTCCATCCATGCAGTAGAATTGCATTCAGTTAGATCCGCTTACTCCTGTGTTAGCGAGTAGTGCAAGCCTAGGGCTTGCGGTCTAGCGTGTCAACACTTCGGTACGAGTCAACGTGTGTCAGTCAGGGGGTATTTGGGCGAACCAATGTCCCTTCGGATTCCTGTAAGCCAGGGCCCTAGGCCACGCTTTGCCTCACTCAAACCGAGGTGCGTGGTCATCCATCGTCCATCACGTGCTGTTCTCGTCCCGTTGTGGCGACATGGAGAACATTACTCGGAATCCAGCCCCATTGGTGGAGAAAGTGTGTGCATCAGGTCACGGAATGATAACACTGTTAGGCTGCCTAAATGTACCAAGTATTGTACCAAGATAAGCAGACCGAACGGTCGGTCGTTGAAGGTTGTACTATGCCCCCCTTCTCGTCACATCGACGATAAGTCCAGCCAGTTAGGTTAGGCTACCCTTACTTCCCCCACATGGACGGGCATGTACGCGTCAAGTATGAGTATGCGCAGCGATGCATAGGCATGCATGGGCAGGTTAGGTTAGGCTACCCTTACTAGATAGATAGTGACGCTATCCAATGGTCAGGCAGGTTAGGTTAGGCTACCCTGACCCGGGGCATGTTAAACTGGGCCAGATGTGTGTGTGTGAGTCCCTCTACAAATTTAGCATACATTTAATATCCCATACGAACGATCCAGTAAGTACCGTAGGTCACTAGAAACACCCCGGGGTGTTCAGGGTCTCTGTGTCCACTATTTGCTCCAGGACAACGTATATATAGTGAGAGATGTTTTTTCTCCCAGGATCAGCAGGGACCGGTGTAGGTCACCAGAGGCGTAGAGTCCAGGGTTGCAGAAGACGCACTCGTGTGGTACCCTTCCGTACTTATCTAACAGTATAGGTATGTCTATACATACTTAGAATGTCTAGAAGGAACCCCCTAAAGGGGTTCCATACTAGTAATACCTAGTATGTTAAACATGCTATAACTGTTAGAATGTTAGACATTACCTGATCAGGCCCTTGAGGGGCCTTCCAGCTGTCTCCTGGAGAATCCCTTCCCCGTTCACTCTCGCAGCCCCTTAAGGGCTGCTGAGAGAATACTAAGCATTCCTCAATCTGCCTGGGCTGCGCTGCGTTGCAGCGATTCCCAGTTATTACCTGGAGTCCGATGTCCGTCCACAAGCAGACCCTACGAGAGCTCTCCACGCCGGAGAAGAAGCGAGCGTTCCTTCGCCTGACTCAGAGCGGCCTTGGCAGGGTGAAGGCGTGTGACGAGGTTGGTGTGACTCTTCCTGCTGTGAGCTACTGGCGCAGGCAGGATGCGGCCTTTAGGGAGCAGGACGACAGGATCAAGCTTGCAAGGCTTGAGGTTCAGCCTGAGGCTCGCGATGACATGATGGGCTTTGAGGAGTTCTGCAAGAAGTACCTGGATACTCACCTGTTCAACCATCACCTTCAGTGGCTCGATCTCCTTGAAGATCGAGAGCCCAGAAACCGTCACCCTAATCAGGTCTACAGGATCGGGGATGGAAGTGGTGAGAACATCTTGATCAACACCCCGCCTGAGCATGCGAAGTCTACTACGCTCACCGTGAACTATGTGACGTACAGGATCTGTCAGGATCCGAACATTCGTATCATCATTGTGTCTCAGACGCAGGAGCTTGCCAAGCGGTTCCTGATTGCAATCAAGGATCGTCTCGCTGGCACGAATGTCAACTATCGTAAGCTTCAGATCGACTTCGCCCCTGATGGGGGCTTCGACAAGGATTCTGCTTCTTGGTCTGCCAGTTCGATCTATGTAAGCTCGAACCTTCGTGACTCTGGTGAGCCTACTCCTACGGTTCAGACTATTGGTCTGAATGGGCAGATCTATGGTAACCGTGCAGACCTTGTCATCATGGATGACTGTGTCACCGGCAAGAACGCTCATGAGTACCAGAAGCAGATGGACTGGATTCAGCGTGAGGTGTCCAACCGTCTGAGTCCTGGCGGTAAGATGCTACTGGTGGGTACGAGGCTTGCACCTATTGATCTCTATGGGGAGATCATCAAGGGTGACTACTATGGTGATGAAGAGTCTCCGTGGACCTACCTGTCTCAGCCTGCCGTTCTTGAGTTTGATGAGGATCCTGAGAAGTGGCAGACTCTCTGGCCAAAGTCCAACAGGCCGCAGGTTTCTGCTTCCGGTAGGGCCAGGAGTGAGAAGGGTGAGGATGGTCTCTATCCTTACTGGACTGGTCCTGAACTGAGGAAGCGTAGGGCCAAGATGAGCCCACGTAACTGGGCTTTGGTCTACCAGCAGGAGCGAGTCGTTGAGGATGCCATCTTCACTCAGAAGGCAGTAATGGCCGCTGTTGATGGTGGCCGTCAGCCTGGTCCTATGGGTGGCGGAACTGTCAACGGTCGTGAGAATGGTATTGAGGGTTGCTATGTAGTTGGCGGGTTCGACCCCGCCATGACTGGCCACTCTGCTGCCGTTGTCATTGCAATGGATCGCAAGACTGGCGTTCGCTGGGTTCTGGATGTTTGGACTAGGCCCAATTGCAAGCCTGATGACCTCTTTGATAAGATCAAGGAGTGGACAGTGAAGTATCGCATGAATGAGTGGCGTATCGAGAAGAACGCCATGAACCTCATGGTTACGCAGAACCGAGAGATCCGGTCCTTCCTGGCAACCCGAGGTTGTCTTCTGAGGGAGCACTTCACTGGCTCCAACAAGTGGGATGCCGACTTCGGTGTAGCTTCCATGTCCATGCTCTTTGATGGCTGGGAGCAGAAGAAGCAGCTCATCCGACTTCCATCAAAGAGTGCTGAGGGCGTCCGCGCCCTCATTGAGCAGCTCACTACTTGGGAACCTGAGCCACCTGGCACCAGGTCAAGGAAGAAGATTGACTGCGTGATGGCTCTCTGGTTTGCGGAGATCCGTTGTCGTGAACTGGCAGATGATGCCAACATGCAGGTGCAGCACTTCAGCAAGAACTCTTTCCTGTCGGATCGCGACAGGAACAAGCAGATGGTTATCGACCTTGACTACATGAGTCAGGCGGCCATGAACAATGACATCCAGGATTGGTGGAGTAGGTAGTGGCACGCATCGACAATGGCTGGAGTTTCAGTCAGGTGAAGAACTATACTGAGAACGGTCAGCAGACCGTCAATGGTCTGGTGGTTCACATCATGGATGGAACCTTTGAGGGTTCCAAGTCCTGGTTCAATAACTCTGAGTCTCAGGCATCCTCTCACTTTGGCACCAACCGTGAAGGCTACGCTGAGCAGTGGGTTGACACCAAGGACAAGGCTTGGACTCAGGCTGCTGGTAACTCCAGTTGGATCAGTGTGGAAAATGAGGGCAATGGTGGCGATGAACTCGCTGACGGTCAGCTTTCTAGGGTCGCGGAGATTCTGGCCTGGCTGCACCGCGTGTATGCAGTACCTATCCAGACTGCAAATTCACCTGGCGAGCGGGGACTCGGGTGGCATGGAATGGGCGGCTCCGCGTGGGGCAATCATCCAGACTGCCCAGGGGATCGAGTGCGAGCACAGTTCCCCGAGATCCTGAGGCGTGCTGCTGAGATGGCTGGCGAGAAGCCTAAGCCTACTCCTCCTCCCGTTCCCTCGCTGAAGCGAGAGCTGTACTTCCGTCGACAGTCCTACTTCACTGGGTCTGACGTGAAGCTGCTTCAGTCCAAGCTGAATGGCAAGGGTGCAAATCTAGGCGCCGATGGTTCTTTCGGACCCAAGACGCTCTCTGCTGTCAAGAACTTCCAGCAGTCTCGCAAGCTGACTGTAGATGGAATCGTGGGCCCACTCACTTGGGCAGCCCTTTGGAGCTAGTCCATGCGTAGTTTTGATGAAGTAACGCGTAGGGTTTCTGCCCTACGCGATGTGGCCAGGGATCGTGACCAGCGCCAGCGTGATGTACATGATGTACGATCTGGAGACATTGACACTGTCATTCCAGGTTCCATGCCTGACGCTTGGCCACGTCCCGTGGTCGCCAACATGATTGACACTTCTGCAAGGGATACTTCAGAAGTGATGGGCCAGATGCCTTCGATCAACTGCACCAACTCCCTCAACACTTCGAATCGAAGTAAGAAGTTCTCTAGCAAGAAGACTAAGGCAGCCAACTATTACGTTCAGGTTTCTAGGCTTACCGCTGGTGAGCAGGTCAGGTTCTGCGATCACTACAACTCTTTTGGAGCTGGTGTCTACGTTGTAGAGCCAGACTTTGAGCGGAAGACTCCAGTCATCCGTGTTGAGAATCCAATGGGTGCCTACCCAGAGTTCAACCTCTTCGGCCAACTCATGTCGTACTCGCGCGTCTGGCGCGAGGAGGCTATCTACCTGGTGGCCAAGTATCCTCATCTTGCTAGGCACCTCAAGAAGAACGACCAGTATGGTCGCGAGGATTCCAGTTGGGCCGAGCGTGAGATTGAGATCGCCAAGTATATTGATGCTGACAATATCTACCTGTATCTTCCGGCTCACAGCAATACCATCGTAGATACGATGCCCAATCCGATGGGCAAGCTCACTATCTCCGTTGCCGTCAGGCCATCACCTGACAATGAGCTTCGTGGTGCCTATGATGATGCGATCTGGGTTTACCTTGCGAAGTCCAGGATGGCGATGTTCGGGCTTGAGGCCACCGAGAAGGCAGTAAGGGCACCGCTTGCAGTTCCTCGCGACCTTCAGCAGATGGTCTTCGGTGGAGATGCCGTTCTCAGGACTGACAACCCAGACAAGATCCGCTATGTTGGCATCGACATGCCGAACTTTGCGGCAGCAGAGTCTCAACTACTGGAGCGAGAGCTTAGGCTCTCGACTCGTTCTCCCGAGGCAAGGTCTGGGAACATTGATGCCAGTGTTATCACTGGCAAGGGCGTAGAAGCTCTCATGGGTGGTTTCGACACTGTCATCACCACTGGACAGCAGGTCATCGGTCAGGCTCTCAAGCTTGCCCTTGAGTACGCCTTCGAGATGGATGAGAAGATCTGGCCCAACGAGAAGAAGACCATTCGTGGTATGGTTCAGGGCTCCCCATTTGAGGAGACTTATGTTCCGGCCAAGGATATCGCAGGTAACTACACTGTTGATGTTTCCTATGGTTTCGCTTCTGGCCAGGATCCTGCAAGGGCGATCGTTGGAATGCTTCAGCTTCGCGGTGACGATCTGATCTCCAGGGACTTCGTTCAGAGGAACCTGCCAATGGAGATCGATGTGGTTCAGATGCAGACTCAGATTGACAATGAACAGTTTGAGGATGCGCTGAAGGCTGGAATCCAGGGAGCAATGCAGGCCATCCCACAGATGGCACTACAGGGCATGGATCCAATAATGCCGCTCATGCAGATGGCTGAGGTCATCAAGCTG